CCCGTAACAGTATCCATATATTCATTCGCCGACATTCCGGCAGTCATATATGCCTTATTTGCATTTTCTAATACAACATTTTGCGCACTCATCAAACTGTCGTATTTCCCTTGAATATCAGAAACACTTTTACCGACACTCTGTGCATATTCCTCAACACTTCTTCCGCCTGCTCCGAACAACGTTTCTACACCGCCCGTAAGTTGTTCATAATCAGCAAATGCACCGACAGACTTTGAAACCAAAGCCGTTACGGCAGTCGCCTCCTGCCACCGCTAAACCTTTTCCGACTTTTATGGCACTGCTCCCTATACCTTTCATTACAGAAGACATCTTTGAGGCGCTGTTCGTTGCGTCTTTCATCGACTCATTCATATTTTTGACACTGCCGATTACACTTTTTATCCCTCGGGCAAATCCACTCGCATTAAGGTTCATATTCAGAACTATCGAACTTTTATTCTGCAAAATTATTCACCCCCCTACGCTATCACAAATGCACGGCATTTGCTCGCTATAATTTTGCTCCGCAAAATTATTCACCTCCCAACGCTTTCCACCTTGCGTATTCATCATCATTTGCCTTTTTGGCACTTGCAAGGAAAAATATTTTTTCAATTTCCGGTCTTGCAAGCACCTTTTCGGGCAATATTCCTATTTGCAGATAATGATGTATCATATAGAGTTCATCATCTGCCTCTATCAGTTTTTTACTTCTTCAACAAGTTTTACACTGTCGATATATCCCGCAAGTTTCATACACTCCATTGCAATCGGTGAGATTTCGCCGTCGTCAAAAATCTTTTCTACGATTTCTTCGGGATATGTACAACCGTATGCCTCTTGTAGTTCTTTTGAATGTAAATCCGGTTCGGCAACACACTCATAAACAAGGTGAGCGTCACCGTCCTTTTCCATTTCCGCCGATTCTGTTGCAAGCGACTTTGTCGGTGCTTTTATAACAATCTCGCCACCAAGGCTTTTTACATAAACTCTCGCTCTTTTTACGTTTTTCTTTGCCTCAAGCACTTGCTCCTTACGCTTGATAAGCTCCGCAAGAGTAATTTTTGTATTCTTATCCATAATCATATACCTCCGTTATTTCACATTCATTGTAGATGTAAGGTCATAGTCGGTAAAACCGCCGCTGAATTCTTCTTCAACTATCTTACCGTTTTCAAAATTCATAAGTGACACATCATTATACCAACAATTATCAAGTTGAATTGTTTCATAACCGCCGTTATCGGGATCTTCAAGTCTTGCTACCAATGTATGTCTTGTATCTTTACCTTTTTTATGTCCGTCAGCTATTTCTTTACCCCTTGAATATACTTTTCGTACGGTATATGAAAATTCATAGTCAACGCCCATAAGCTTTGAATCGTTCGTTGTATCGCCGGCAAAACTTACACTCTCACGATTTGTCTTTTCCTTTGCCTCAAACTTATACACTTCATAGGCAAGACTTCCGTCAATCCAAAGTTTACCGAATGTACCGGAACAAAGTTGATTGCCTCTCGGTTTAACACTTTCAGCCATTATCTATCACTCCAATCCTATTTTAAAACTCAAGTCCTCAATACAATCCTGTATTGTAATATCCGCACCCGCAAATATGATACTTCCCGTATTTGCCACTTCGACCTCACTGTCTGTCCAATCCGACACGTCATATTTTTGAGCAAGCCATTCACGTTGCGACTGAACGTCAATATAAGCTCTGCAATCGGCACCGTCATACAATACGCCCTGTGACTGCAACGACTTAAAATACTGATTAACCGCACCGATAAACAACATTTTATTTTCGTGACTGTTTACAACATTAATATAATTTTCCTCAAACGATGCTTTTATATCATCTCTTATGAGGTCAAGACTGTCTATAATCTTGATTTTCTTCATATCCTCCGTCTTATCGCCCGACAATGTTACAAGCGAATTGACACCTCTGCCGACTTTAACCTTTTCGCCGTCATTGATAAGTATAAACTTACCGCCGTCAATATCATCATCCGGAGTTGTACTTTCCGTTATGCTTTCAACCTCTGCAAGAGTTTGATACGTCGCACCCTCTGTCATAGGCAATCCTGCCAAAAGTCCTGCAATACGGCAACAGTATTCGGCAGTGGTATAAACCTTTGTACCGACTTTTATATCATTGGTTGCGAAGTTTATAATACCCTCATTATTCGCCGCATACGGAAGTACGGCTTTAAATGTCTTTTTCGCATTTCTCTGTGCAATAATCCAATCCGCAATATCTTTTTCGTTATCGGCAAGCGACGGTATTGCAAGGTAATTCCACTTTTTATTTTTTAATCGTGCAAGTGCGTCGTCATAGGTATCTTCCGCACCTATTCTCTCGACAATAACCCTTTGCGGTCCGCCGAGGAACGTCTTGCTTATGTAATCATAATTTGCGGTTGTCCAATGAGATTTTACAACTTCACTCTCATTTGTATACGAATATGATGTAATATCACCTTTGGTTGCGTCACGCAAAATCAGTGCAACAATGCCGTTTGCACTTCGTTTAATTGCCGTTTCAGCTTTGGACTGAAACACTATATTTATTTCAGGTAAACCCATTATAAATCTCCTCCTAATATCAAATCTTCTGCCTTATCGTATGTACTTTCGTTTCTCACCTTAACGGTGTAATTGTATACAAGCTCCGTCACAAGCGTGTAGTTTTCCAAAGAAAAATCTATACTAAAACTTCTTATACGCATACCGTCGGACAATACAAGCGGATTGTATAAAAACAAACCTCTTAATTTTTCAGCCACATAAATAAATTCATCTTGACTTATATCTTTCGGAACATATCTTATTCGTACCGTCTGCGTTTCATCGTCCAAAAACGTATTTGTCGCCTGTACGTTAAGCGGAAACATCTCAACGATAAAACAAGGTTCGGAAAAACCTTGTTCGGTGTATGCGGTATAAACCGCATTGCCGAAACAGTCATAAATAGCTTTTGTTACTGCATTTTTAATACTCGTCATCATTTCAGTATTTCCTCCATCTTCCGCATAAGTATTTTCGGTGCTACCTTATCGACTTTCGGTACTACGGTGTTAAGATATTTTTTGCCCTCAACCCACTTTTTGCCGTTTTTCTTAGGCTTGTACTTCGGGGACGTACCCTTTCCGAGCCTTGTACGGTGTCCGAACTCCACATAAGGAGCATATTCAAGTGCGGTATATATTCCGCCTTTTACCGTACTTCCGCTTACAGTTGTTCTTTCTGCTTGCCAACTCTTTTTCAGTGTACCGCCCGTTTTACCGTTCTTGTAATGTCCGGGTTTTGTTACGTTACTGATGTATTTTAATGCCCTCTGTGAAATTACATTCATAGCCGATGCACAAGCTTTGGTGTAATCCACACTTTCCATTTGCTTTTGTAATTTCTCAAGCTGTGAAAAATCAATCTCATTCATTACGCATAATCCTCGAATAATTCCAGTGCAATTTCTTGGTGCGATGTATAAACCGCACTTTCACCGCTACGGCAATAGTCAGTTGTTTTTCCGTTTTGTGTAACGGTTATTTTACTGCCCGACGGTATTTCAACCTCCGGCGCAATAAAAAGCACAACCGATTGCGATATGGTGCTGTATCCATCGTCCTTTGCCGCCGAATTTCGGCTTTGAAACGAAAGTCGGCAAGGCTGTTCCGTTAAAACAGCCTTTTCGGTAAATACAGTTTCTCCTGTTTCCTCATTCACGCTTGAAACTTTCACTTTGACAGAACATAAGCCTTTATACAGTCTTTCAATCGCCTCTCTTACCATATTCATCACCACACCAACTTTCTGAAACGTGCAAGCCTTGCTTTGTAGTCTTTAAACACGCTCGACATACTGCTTGAATTACTGCCGTACGATACCGTAACATCGCCCTCTTTGATTGACGTTACATTGTCGTATCGTCCCGATGATGCCGATATATCATAGCGGAACAAGTCCGCCGCCATAAGTATAACGGTATGCTTTAAATCATCGGGAATACCGTCAATATGGCAATAATTCTTGATATATTCGATTGTGCTTTCAATACATCTTTCGGCTTTTCCTCTGTCATCTTCGCTTATGCCGTACATATCCGCAAAAACAGCTATATACTCATCCATAAGTCACCTCATCAAATCTTGTGACGCATTTCGACAATTCTAATCTGCTTAGGGTCATATACAGGTGTCCAGTTTGTTGCATTAGCAAGTTCCGTACGCGTAGGACCTTCCGTATTTGCGACATCGGCGTCCGTAAACTTAACACCGCGTGGGTGAAGAATATACGTCTTACGATTGATAAGATAGTCAACACCACTGCCCTTTTTCTTATCTCTGTCTGTTTCGGTTGCAACAAACTTTTCCGGTGTACCGTTACCGAGTGCAATCGCACCGTTGCCGAAAAGATATGTTGAAAATACTTGACTCGAACCCGAACCTGTTACGGGACAGCCGTCATCAATAATAACTCGCTTACCCATATATGTACTGAACGGATTTGCACCGGACGGCTGAATTACGTCAATAAGGTCTTGCTTTCTGAGTGCCGCCTCAACTGCACTGTGCATAACAACGGCGGTAAGTTCCGCTTTGTTGTCGCCTAAAAGCTGTTGTGCGTCAATAAAAGCACTTCCGCTCCATTTTGCACCGTTACCGCTTGCGCTTGACATATCAAGAATGTTTGACGCAAGTCTTGTTTCAGCCTCTTTAGGCGAACCGTCGGAGACTGCCGGAATTGTGCCGAAGATACCTTTAAGCACTGCGATAAGTTCCTTTTGTAAATCTCTCACCCAAAAGTCAGATACAAGACTTGCAATCGCCGCCATAGGGTCAGCACCCGACATTGCGGCGGAAAGGTCTGTTGCACTCCACATTTTTGCACGTCTTAAAATTACCGCAACGTCTTTCTTACTGCTGATTTTATCGGCGGTAAGGTCATCGCCCTCGATAACCGTTTCCGATTCACCTGTTAGGTCAGAGAAAAACGGCATATTTACAAGCGGACTTGCCTGTGACGCAAGCTTGTCAAATTCTGCGTCATTCTGCACTATACCGCTTTGTACAAGTGCCGATTTTTCAAGTGTCTTTTGAATAACGTACGGATTAAACAGTTCCGGTACGATAATATCTGATAAAGTTGTTCCCATATTAAATTCCTCCTGTCATTCCTGCCTCTTGCATTAATACTTTTGCTTTAGCAGGGTCGTTTTTATAAATTTCTCCCTGTTTGGTAAGATTGAATGTTTCCTTTGCCCAAGGATTTACGTCTGAACTTCCGCTTCCGCCTTTTGGTGTATATGCTCCTCCTTTTTCGGCAAAAAGGTGTGAGTACGTCTTATCCTCCCTAAGCGGTTTAAGAATATCGTCCACACCGACAGGCTTGCCGTCTTTGTCGAATGTAAACTTGTCAATTCCGCCTTGCTTGTAAATAAGATAGTCGGCATCGGTTACACCGGCTTTTGAAAGCTGTTCCTTTAATGCGTATGTCTTTGCGGTGTTCAACGCATCTGTTTTAAGCGTTTCAATCTCGCTTTCATACTCTTTGATTTTGTTCTGCAATTCCGCGTTGTCGGCATTTGATTGTTTAAGGTCCTCAATGGTTTTATTCGCCGTTTTAAGCTCCGTAACTTTGTCATTGAAAACATTTTTCGGTACTGCATACTTCGGAAATTCAGAGTTTACAGTCGACATCACTCCGTCAATATCCAACTTGCCGTCCTCAATCTTCGCCTTTTCCAATATTGCCTTTAACCATTCCATTCTTATTTCTCCTCCATAATTTTTTATTCAGGTGCGTTCCTGTAAAAAAGCATTGTTCTTTATTCTCTGCAACACTTGAAAAAAGAGTATAAAAAAAGCACCGTTTCATAGGTGCTAAGGCGGTAAACCTCGTATATTCACTTGTTCCACTCTCCTTTTTCGTATCAAAAAAGCACGCCCTAAGACGTGCTTAATGTATATTTAATTTATATACCGGGAATTGTTTCTTTAATGCTTTTAGCTAAATTTGCCGCTTTTTTCATCAAAGAATTTTCGCTAAGATATTCAAGTCCTTTTAATGTTATTCGGACATCATCGAATTTGATTCCCTGTATTCCTATCATATCAACTATGATTACTCCGGTTATATATTCTTCTTTGGCAAGCATTCTGATAATATTCTCAAATCGATTTTCTGTTATCTTGAAATTTTCTGCCTTTAGCAAAGACCTATCAACTTCATCACAATCCATTGCACTTTCAAGGACTTTAAGTATTTTATAAATAACTTTAAAATTATCCATTGCCTATACTCCCTTTGTTGTAATAAAAACATACTCATTAGTGTTTTTTGCTTTAATCAAACATACTATATTCTTTTCGTAACTTCTCGTAATACTTTTTTACTTCTTCAGGTGCATCTTCTCGTAAGTGGCATTCTCCGTCGGGATACTCTTCCCATTTGTCCAACTCTTTACTCATCTTCAAATCATATTCTGTTATAAGCCTCATCATTTTACACACCTCTTTACCAATTCCAATAACCGCTTATCTTTTACAATTCCCTTTTTCTCTTGTAACAGCACTTCCGCAATTAATTCATTTAATTGTCTGTTGCCCTCTCTTTTCAATCCATCTTTTGCATTTCGACTAACAGTATTTGACACATAAGAATAATCAAGTCTTTGTTGTTCCTTTACGTATTTCCGCAACTCTGATTCTATGTTCATTTTATTACTTTCTCCACCGTTTGTCAACACAAAATCCCAATGTTTCTTATGGAACATTTCATGCCACAATACATCAAGCTTGTTCTCCGCGACAAAATACCCGTCTTTTAGCATTTCATTCAAAAAGCTTTCATCTGTCAATTTCTCATTGATATATAAGCGATTGTTTTTGTGACTGTATGCGGCTATACCTTTTATTGATTTTGCTATTACGATTTCTGAAACATCACCCAATAAATCGATACTATTCTTAGTATCTATTACAAACTTTATTGTATTCTGTGCGTTCTTCGAGTTTGTTTGCGTATAAATACCGTTATGATTTTTTACAGGATTGCATTTACATCTAACACCATCTTCATCAAATACTTTCGACAAAGACATAGTATCAGTATCTTCAACATTTTCAAGTGTTTCCTCTTCTTCCACAAAATATCCCGTTATTGTACCACGACAACGGGTATGAAACGGCGGTGCGGTTATGCCTTGCTGATATTCGGACAGTTTAAAATGCTTTCCGTGCATACTTGCACACTCATCGCAAATATCACTGTCCATATTCTCGTCAATCTCGTATTCGTCACACCCTGCGTCCATTATCGAACGCAATCTTGCGTCAACCATAATATGCGTATATTCCGTCTGATACAGTGCGGCGGAACGGCTTTTTGAAACATTCATTCTTGCAGAAATATTTTTAATCATTTTATCGGGACTGTCGCCCCTCGTTATGCCATGTACAAGATTTGTATTAAGTTCTCTCAAAAGTTTCTGCTTATCATTCCATATTCGGTCAGAGAAGTTACTTCCGTCAAGCCACTTTTCATATATCGCATTCTTTACCGTGTCACGGTCGAACTTTGCAAAATTAACAGCATAATCAACCGAATCGGCAATATGTTTATTTGTTGTATAATATGTATCACTGTATGCCTTTTTAAGTGATGTTGAAAATTTATCCTCTTGCTTTTGTTTCAAGAGTTCGACTTCTCCACGCATTTGATATTTGAGTGCCTCCAAACGGCTTACCCTTGAACGCATATACTCATTATCAAGCATTGTCGTCCACTTGCCGTCTGCGTTATCAAGTGCCTTTTCGCGAAATTCTTCAAGCGACAGCTTAAACCCTTTAAGTTCGTCACGACTTAGCTGTTTTCGTGTCTCTGCCATACTGATACCGTTTTCACCCGCATACCTTGCGTAAAACGTTTCAATCTCTTTTTTTATGCCGTTTAAGGACCTTTCATACTCTTTTATGAGTTCGCGTTCTATATCATCGGCTTTCTGTGCGTGGATTTTTAAAAGCTCACTGTTCCTCTTCTTCCAATACTCGTTCATTATGTCCACCCATTATATCGTCACTGTCGTCCTTTTCTTCCGCAATTCTCTCCATTTCCTTATCTGCGTCCTCGACAAACGGATGACGTTCAATAATCGTGCGTTGAGATATAACACCAACGCTTTTTTGTGCTATATCCGCAAGTTCGGTGTCGTTTGAAACGCTTGTCCTTGTCCACGTCTGCGTGACATTTTCACAAGCGATACCGCTGTAATCGCATATCGCTTTGATGAGTTCTTCAAACCCACTCCTAAACTCCATTTCTGCCATACCGGCTTTGAGTTCAAGCAGTGAATACAAATATTTCAATGCCGTACCCGATGAATTACCGAAGTTCTGCGGATCGGGATCAATACCTTTGCCCTGTTCAAAAATACTCTTGCGTGTCATTTGGAGCATTTTCTCTCTTGCCTCAACCGGAATATCAATCGTCAAAGTCGAAAGTCCTCCGCTTGCTCCGTCCTCCGAATCAAGCTTAATAGTCTTGTACTTCTTGAGCTGTGTCAAAAACTCCGAAAGGCTCTCGCCCTCATATCCGCTGAGTACAAATATAATCTCCTGTATATCTTCAAGGTCGTTTATAAATCCGCTGTAAGTTTTATCGTATGTATCAATGAGTCCCTTTATCGGTGTAAGGTCATCACGATGAAAGCCGTTATTGAAAAACGGAATAAACGGTACACGTCCGAAATTATGACTGTACACGTTACATATAGTTCCGTTTGTTTCAACGTCGTACACGTTGAACATATTATACATTTCAAGCCGTTCAAGACCGTCGCCAATCTTCTTACGGAATACACTGCATTCCTTATCAGTCCAATACTCATAAACGTGGTAAGTGTCACCGTTATCGTCAAGCTCTTGATATGTTCTGAAACACGCCGTAAGTTCGTGTTCCAAAGTATCGCTCCATATCGGTATAACTTGCTTGCTGTCTATAACGTCGTACTTAAATCCGTCATTATCCCAGTAGTGAATCCAACCCAAACCCGCATTTGACGCATTTATCGCAAGTCTTGAACATATTTTCGTGTATCGACTGCCGAGTATATTGCTTATTTTCTCATTCGCCGATTTATTTCCGACATCAAATAACGGCGGTGACGTAAACATATATGCGGACTTTTGGTCTACAAGCAATCCGTGAAAATTAGACGGTATTCTGTTGTCCGCATTCCTCAAAGGTTTTTCGCCGTCACTGTGCGTCATATGCAGAATGTCATTATCGTTCAGATAATATCGTTCCGCCGTCTGCACTCTTGATATAAAATTTTCGTGTCCGGGTATATATTTCTTTATCAGTTTCTTTACTGTTTCCAAATCCAATTTTATCACCTACTTTAAAATTGACAGTCCGCCTTTTTTCCTGTTCATCATCTCTGCAATACCTGTTGTTGCGTCGGGTGCGTCGTCGTGCTTGTTCTTGCCCTCACGCTGATATGTCGTCATCGCCTTATAGTATTCGGGAAAACGTATGTGCCAGTCGCAAGGAAAATATATATGCTCCATTATCCAAGTGCTGTTGGATAATATTCGTGCCTCTTTGTTATTGCTTTGGTGAAACCATTTCACCGTTGTAAAATTGCTGCCGTATTTTTCGGCAAGTATTTCACGCACGCGTCTTGCGAACGAACGTCCGCCGTTATTGCTTTCAATCTTTGCAAGATTTACGTTGTTCTCATACAATCTGCGTGCCGTTTCACCCTCTGTAATCTCCATAGGCTCGTCGGTATAATACACGTCTATGACGTATACTTCTTTGCCGTATATACCGTATATTATGTTGCAGAGATAGTCCGCACCTGTATCGGCGGTATCGCAATATGATTGTATTTGCGTAATCGGCGGTAAGCTGTCGTATGTTTTAAGCGTTGTGTAGAGTTTGCCTTGCAAATCAATCGGCTCTTGCTGATAATTCGCACTTGCTATGTCCGCACCCATTGCCTTAATCTTTAAGTCGTAACTGCTCCGTGACAAGATTTCATCACATAGCATATTGCCGTCATCACAAACGGCTTTCATCGTGATTACTCTGTGAGATATGTTGTTGTCGCTGAAATACTCAATCGCACGTCCCGCAAGGTCGCCCGAAGCCCACCGTGTCATTATAATGATTATCTTGCCTTTTTCTTCAAGTCGTGAAAGCATTGTGTTCGTAAACCATTCCCAATGCTTTTCTTTGACTGTTTCGTTGTATGCCTCCTCGGCATTTTTGATAAGGTCGTCGATTATAAGTAAACTCGCTCCGAAACCTGTCGCAGTACCGGACGGCGATGTGGCAAGATAGTTGTTGTAACCGCCCTCAAGGCTCCATAAGTTCATCGCTCCGTCGCCTTGCTTTATCCTCACATTCGGAAATATGTCACTGTAAATAATCTTTTCCGTATCGGCTTTTTCTTCTTGAATGGCGTTACGCACCGCTTTTGAAAAGGTGGTTGATAACGTTTCATTGTATGAGCCGGTCATTATTTTTTCGCTTTGATTTCTGCCGAGCACCCACTCAACAAACATTGATGCCGTACGGCTCTTGCCGTGTCGTGGCGGTAAATTGATAATCAATGCGTTCTCGTCACTTTCGTAAAACGATTGCATTTCGTTGCATAACCGTACAAGAAATTCTCTCTCCGACTTGTAGAATGACGGTGCGGTTAAATGGCAAAAATAAAAGAACTCGCGTCGTGCAAGTTCTTTCTTCGCCTCAAGCATTATTAAGTTTTTATCCATCACCTATCAACTTCCTTAATTCGTCAGTCGTAAGATTTGCCATAGGATTGTTTATGTCCATTGTGCCACTGTGCGTTATTTCCTGTTTCGGTGAAAATTCATCTTTGCATTTGCGTTCAAGATACCATAACGACAAATTAATATCACCTTTTTTTATCCCGTGTGCAACGTTTAATTTCGACTTCATTTTGATATTGTCTTTTAGTAGCTCTTTTCGCTCCGAAAACTCCTTGTGTTTCTTGCAGTAATCGTATAACGTGCTTACCGCTATATCCGCATAAATACAAGCCTCTCGGTCACTTAACCCCATTAAAAATCCCTCTTCGAGTTTTTGGACTGTCTCTTTCGTAATCTTTCTCGGTCTTGCCATGAATTTCACCTCCTGTTTTTGGGTATAGAAAAAGCACTACCTATGCGATAGTGCCTTATATTTTATTTTGATACAATAGTGACATTGTATTGTTTTGCTCAGTTGACTGTGTTGCTTTCTTCTTTTTCCGCTATCAGTTCATCTAAAACTTGTAATGCTATGGTGCATTGTATTAATTCTTCATTTTTATGAATATTATAGCGTATTAATACAAAGCTTACACCAAGTATGATAATAAGAATCATAATTATATACCAAAGTACGGAATCTCTTTCATTTTCAGATATTAAAAAATTCAAAATAGACATACATAATGCGATGATTGATACAATAAAACTCAATCTACTATACACATCATTCTGTTTTCTATCTTCATAACGAACTTCAATTCTCAATTTTTCACTTTTTAAATATTCCAGTGTTTCGTTTTCATAGAACTTTTTTAAGTCTTTACGATATTTTAAATATTCTCCATCATCATTATTTGTTTTTAATATACGTTCTTTCATTCTTTATCCTCCGTAAAAATTGTATTTGTGTATATAATTCGACAATATCACACAAAATTCCTTTTTTAGAAGAATAATTTTTTTAATATCCCTATTCCCACCAATCACACGAGATATTCACCCATCATCTCACGATGATACACTACCTTTTTACGAAAATAACGAGCGGTAAGATATAGAACACAAAATATTGCACTGTATATATGTTTTGCATTATTTTTTGTTTGCTTATTCTTTTCGCATTATAAATTATAACATAAGAAAAACGAACAAAACGAACAAGTTTATATTTTTTTTAAAAATCTTTTATGTTTCATTCTTACCCCGTCGGCAGTATTGCCCCCACCAATTTGAAAGGCAATCCACTGCCATGACGGCATTACAGTACCGTCTATGTATCTGTATCGGAATATGCGGCGTGTTTCACTGTCCAATATACCGGCAACAAACAATTCAATTTTATTTTTCTGCCGCTCCAAGCGTTGACGTAATACAATATCAGATATATGCGTTGGCTCAACACCCGACACAGAAATACAGTGTTTGACGTACGGAAATTCGCTGTCAGAGCCTGTGACAGTACCGTGTACTGTATTACTGTTTATTCTGTCATTTACCTCGTTTAATTCCGCTACAATACTGCGATACTGTTTTAGATCTTCCTTTGTCAAATTAATTCCCCCTGTCTAAATATTCAATACGTCCTTTTGAATAAAATACCATTTTACAATCATTGCGGATTGTATCTTTAATTATTTTTATTCTGCCGTTCATCATATCCATTAATACAAATTTTGCAGTTTGTCCGATGTCCGCCATACGTTTTTTACGCCAACCGAATTGCATATATAACGGATATAGCGCCACAGGAAGTATCGTCTGCATTTTGTATATAATCATCTTCATACCATCTTCGTCAACGGTATCTGTTTTCAAGGTCAACGGTTTAAAATCTGCCATTAATGACTGATAATCAAAATCACATTCAGACTTAATTTCATCAGTAAGTTGTATTACTGTTCGTGTTTCGTTGCCGATGTGTTGTAAATAATTATGCGCATATGTTATGTACCGCACCAATCGTTTTTGATTCCAACCGTACTTTGTATGTAAATACCACACAACGAACACAACAGAATTAACAATCGCCTCTTTGGTTGCCTCAACTTCGACAACTTTATAGGCTTGCAGTGCCTTTTTAGTATTAAATTTCTTGACACCATGCTTTTCAGCTACTTTTTTGAAATTTTCAACCAATGCTGATTCTTCCTTGCATCGTTCTACCTGTTTCAATCTCTGCCGCATTTTCTTGCGTTTCTTCGCTATTTTATCTTTCACGCTCTACTCAACCTTTCTTGTCCGGTACATACTCCGGACACTTTTCAATCCTATACGAATCATACGTCTTGCGTTGTACCTTTTCAGCAGTCCAACCCTCCACAGGCTGAAAGCAACTGCTCCACGAACAATCGCCGCAAGCTTTCTGACACGCCCAACATAATTGTTCTTTAACCATTTTGTACCTCGTCTAATCTCTGAACATACTCAGTAAAATACCATATCAGTTCATCTTTGAATACTTCGATAGCTTCTTCGGCTTTTTCTTTGGTGGTGAAATATATTGTATTAGGTAATCGCATAATATAATAATACTCTGCGTACATTTCTTCAGAACTATATATAATAAACCACTTCTTTTTACTTTCATTGTTCCAATCTTCTACTGAAATAGGCTCGTCGTTTTGTGCCTGCCATTGTCTTAGTTGACGGAGTAATCTGTCTGCTCTTGCATTGTTCTCAGCAATGGTTTTATCGCTGTAATAATTGCCTACATCATAACGATTTTGGTCAAATAGGACGGTATTCTCATCTTCTATTACTAAATCTATAGTATTGACAAAATAATGCTTCTTATTGTTACATTCTTCTCTTCCCTCATACCCAGTTCTAGGTTTATCCTCAAGCAATCCCAACTTTTTTAACTGCTCAACCAGTCCCAACTCTTTCAGCTGTCCTTCCGATATTTCAGCTTGAACGGTTTTACCATTTGCATTAATCGTTACTTGCATTTTTTTGTTCCTCACTTTCTTTATCACAAAATCACTTTTTTGCTATCTTCCCATATCTCTGTCTTTTCAGCCACTAACGGAGCAAGTCCCGCGTCAGTTGACACCGTATATTCACCATATCCTTGTTCCATTAATTCTTTGAACTTTTCATAAAAATCTGCGACTGTCATTGTCTTATTCCTCCTAAAAATAAATTAATCCATACCCTCATACAAACTTTTGCTGACCGAAATATCCTCAATATTTGTTTCGTGTATTGCTGTTGCTATCTTCAATTTTGTTTCTCTGCACGGCATATATCCATATTTGATATATCGTATCATTCGCTCAAATGTTGACATTGGAAACAGTATTTTGTCATCGACTACCAATCGTTTTGTATGTAGGTGTTCAAAAAACTTATCGTCGTACATTACTTTATATTCAATATGTTTTCCGTCGTCCTCCGTTACTTCTTCTTTGAAATATGCAAACTTTGATATAGTAAAATCAAAATTTTCTAACATCGACTTTGCGTCATTGAAATTTTTACGACATAACTCCAATACCAACCCACTGTCTATATGCTTATATGCCTTGACATTGTCGTTTTCGTAGTAAAAATTATATTGCACTGTCAATGCGTTATCGCCTGTATATCCTTCTGTCTGACTGTCGAAGTATTCCACGGCGCAATAAAATTCTTCCTCGTCATCAAAAAATATATCTATGTCCTTTATCTTTTCACCGTTGAAAATGTTTTTAAAACAGCCGCCTGCTATGTATCCTTTATGTCCCATCATAAACTTGTCCAAAAAATTCAACATATGAAAATTTTCTCTGTCTTGTTTAATTATCATCGTTTTCCTCCAATTCAATCACCTTAAATATCTCACTTTGCTGTTTAGCACCGTCATTTTTATCAATAATACCCTGTTTTATTGCAGTGTACAAATCAGCCAATCGTGCTATGATGAAACACTCACCGCAATTAAATTCACCGCTGTTATACATATCATCGTAGCACTCTGCAAATTTTCTACCATCTGCAATACATATATCCGACAATTCGTTTGCTTTAGCTTTCAACCTATTTCTTGTAGCTTTATCAATCATTATTCAGCACTTCCTCAATGAACTTTTTAAATCCGTCAAATTCAGACGGTCTAAGGACTGTGACCGCCCCGCCGGAAGTTAATATTTTATCTAAATGACTGCGTTGCAACGGTGCCAACTTACCGTGTTCAGCTTTAATTTCAACACCGACAAATCTACCATTCGCACATACAAGCAAATCGGGAACGCCCGCTCTTGTACCTCCGCAACCATAATATTTAACCACATAACAGCCTTTACTTCTAAGCCATTGCTTAACTCGGTTTTCAAAATTCTTTTCCTCTGCCATCAGCCAAATTCCTTTCTGAATAATTCGTCTGTATAATCTTTTCGCATTAACAGACACTCATATATCTTTTCTTCCACGCTCTTATGGCACATCATTATGTGATAATAGCATTGTTTTTCTTGACCGATACGGCATATCCTCGCTTTTGATTGCTCAAACAGTTCCGAACGTTCCGGCAGAGAAAAATATATAATTCTGTTCGCCTTTTGCAAATTTAATCCCATAGCTCCGGCTTGATATTGTATCAACGTAACTGAATTATCGTTATTTTCGTATTCCTTTAGGTCCTTAACTTGTCCGTTTACTATGCTTATCGGTCTATCAAACAGCACTTTTCTTAATGCTTCAAGTTCGGTATTGAAATTATAGAATATAATAACCCTGTCAGATGTAGAATTAACTAAATCAATTAATCGCGATATTTTGTCCTTACTGTATGCACTGCATAACATTCTTGCATACAGTCTTTTTGACAATGTACTGTCGCCTGTCAATTCCTTATCATCTATCTTAATTACTCGGTCTTTCATAAACTTTTTGTAGTCTGATGAAACGGTTGAATATTCCTTGATAAACTTCTTTTCCGGTAACTTAATAACTTCTTCCGCCTTAGCGAATACCGCTCCGTATTCCTTTAGTTTTGCCTTTAATTCGCTTACATTCTTGTATCCTGTAACTACTCTGAACATTGGACCGCCGTAACTTCGCAATTCCGTTTTTATGTATCGGTTATAATATGCCGTTTTGGTAATCTTCCAACCTAACAAGCGTAATTGCGAATACAGGAACTCATACTTGCCGTCTGTCGGTGTACCGGATAACAATATTGTGTGTGACGGTTTCAACGATAATATGAATTTCGTACGTTTTGCAGTTTCATTTTTTATCATTGAACTTTCATCTAACATCATCGTAAAATTCGTTAATCGTTTTAATTCTTCACGTCTGTATGCAAGCTCATAATTTATAATACCGATACATTTGTATATCGGATATATCATAAATGCCTGCATATCCTTTTTATTCGTCAAATCAAATACTGCATAATCCGTATAATGCTCTTTGAAATGCTCGCACCAGTCTTTGATTTTAGACTTCTGACACACAATTATATTCACACGTTCGCCGTATAATCGTAATCGTTCACTGCCTATAAACGTCTTACCTAATCCCATATCATAGTAAAATGCCGAATTATCTTTATCACTTGTCAATGCAAGTGCTTTTTCTTGATAATCAAATAATTTCATTGTTTAACTCCTTATATATGCGTCCCCACGCCCCCAAACAGTATTTTTAAAATTGGGGGCTACCGAATACGATACCTATGCGATTTATCGGTATATGTCCCCAATGTCCACACATTTTTTATTACTCTATATAGGACAATATTTTTTTGATTTTTAATAATTAATCAAATAAATATTACTATATATACATTATAGTTTTGTTGAGGACGTTGGGGACTTGGGGACACTTTTTTATATTAAAACGGTAAATCTTCATCATTTTCAATGTTCTCGTAGTCGTCTATATCATCTACATAGATACAGATACAATGTGCTTTTGCGCCATTAATTCGCTTGGATATATCACGTCTGCCGTTTTCGTGACGTGCAATTTTATGGTTACGAATCATCCATGAAAGTGTTGACTGCGGATTAAATCCACCGTCAGTAATTATCGAATTAAACCGATTTTTCAATATGTATATATTGCCGTCCTGCTCTATCCCCCAACACTCATTGCCGTTTGATGTGAAATTGCTATGATTTGCAATAATTTCTTCTCGCAAGTAATCATACGCACGTCTGTTGACGTTCAACATATCCTTTGTTTGTAGATACGGTTTAATATCATCTATACTGATTCGTACACCGTCATTAAATATCCAACGTTCAGACAGTTCGTCAGCGGTTAATAATGCCGCCGCTGACGCAATTTGTTTGTCCGTTGCCTCTGTATTATCTTCCAACAGTTTAATATACTTTTCGTGCAATGCTCGTGCTTCAGCGATATTTCCGGTTAAATTATCAATAAATTCTTTACCGGCATGACCGTAATTCGCTTGTATCGTTCTGCAAAATTCTCTCGGATTTTTGAAAAACTTACCGCCGTTACATTCGATTTCAATAACACGGTTGACTGCACCGCCACCCGATGACATTGATGTTATCGGGCGTTCGCCTGTGGTTATAATACAATTTCGCCACGTCTTAATATTTTGTATACCACCGTCTTTTTTACCGCGTAAACGTCCTGTACCCTCGCACAGACGATATATTATATCATCAAAATCCGAACGTTTATTCAGTATCTGCAATTCGTCCATACATAACGGCAGTGAATTTAAACACGCCGCATATAATTCATTACCTACATCAGTAGAATTGAATGTATAGGCATATTTACCAATAACCGGCTCAGCCCATACAGACACTGCCGCAAGTAGCGCAACCGATTTACCCGTTTCTGTATCGCCCCATAGGTGAACGAAGAACGGCAACGCTCCGAGCGGTTTTAACAGTACACTCGCAAAACTCGCCGCCATTACCATGCGAACAACTATATTACCGTTTTTGCGGTAATCTCTGATTGTTTTAAGCCATTTTTCATAACTGCCGACCTCTCTTACCGAATTAAATAACTGTCTGAAACTGTCCTGTCCCTCAAACTCCAAATCTGATATATACGGTGCAAATTCTTTAAATCCTCTGCCTACCCAACCCATATGGTCACACGATTTCTTTTCGATTATTTTGTCATAATTTATGCTTTCAAAATCGCTTAAAAACTGTACGAGTGCCTTTGCATTTTCTGATGTTACGCCGACACCGTATTCAGCTAATTTTACGATTTTATTCGCACTTGCAAGGTCAGAACGTGGGACGATTTTAGTTTTGTAATTTCGTCCCGGTCTACCGTAAACAAGTTGCACACTTTCAACATCAGTATCTACATTTGAATATCTTGTTATCATAAATATCGGGTGTGGACACGCCGTCACTTTTTCGCTGAACTGTCCTTTAAACCTATACACTCCGTCATCAGTTGCTATCCATTCGCCTGTGTCCCACATTATTGCAGTGCCACTGAACTCCATTACGTTGCCGTAAACAATGCTTTGACCCTTTTGCGCTCTGACGTAGTTTGAAAATTGTGTTCGGAAATTAGATACTTTTAATTTCTTTGCCTTTTCCGCCATTTGTGCCACAAGCTGACCTTTGATGAACTCGTTGCCGTCAGCTTGGTCTATTATCCATTGAAACGGTTTTGATGATATTAAAAAATCGTCCTTACTGAAATCGGGTATCGTTATTCTGTTTTCATTCTCCATAGCACCCATTCCTTAACCTATATTAAAACGGCAAATCTTCTTCCGATACGTCCTCATCATCAAATCCGCTTGTATCAAATCCCGATGTACTTCCATCAAGTAGTTTATCCTGTGGAATTTCGGACATTTCCAATCCTTTGATACTTCTTACCGCTCTTGCCTTAGTCGCCCATTTTTTTTGACCGTTCATCAGGTATTGTTCACGTCCAAACAATACACCTATTTTCTTACCCTTAAGCGTTTTTTCGTCCCAATTCCATTCATAGCCCTCATTACTTTCTTCAATACAAGTAATCATACCTTTGAAAAACGGTAATTGTTTACCCTCGTATCCTTGTCTGAAAAGTCCTCCGTTGTTCCACTTTGCCTCCGTTCCGTTTCTTTCAATGTTCGCCGCATATAGATTACCGTAATGGTCTTTATATTCGCCCTCTGCAATATCCAGTTGCAATACCAATTGTTCCTTACCGGTGCTTGTTTTAACAACTTTCGCGCCTTTAATTTCACAGATATATTTGCCCGCCGGCAATGCTCTGCTTTCGCCTGTGTATGCTTGTGCCTCGTCATATCCTTGTATTTTATTCATTATTTTTATCCTCCTCATTCATTCCGTAATATTCTCTTATTCTTTCGTCAACTGCTTTCAAATCGTTATCAATCTCTAAATCAAACATATCCATAGGCGACTTGCACGTTGTATGTCCGTCTGATTGCGTTATGAAACTATGACTTTGACCGTCAGCTTGACATAGCAAAACGATTGAAAACAGTCCCTCAACGGTCAACTGATTGTCCAACATTTTACCGATTGTTTTCGCTTTAATTTTACCGTTTTCGGTCTGCTCGCAATGGTGCAAAAAATATACGATTGTATCATCGGGCAATCCCTCAATGATGAATGTAATCATCTTCTGAAAACGTACCGCCATATCGGTAAACTTCGCATAGCCTGTTTCTTTTGCACGATTGAACGAATCGAACGCCAACAGATATTGACTGTCGTCTATAACGTATCGCTTATACTGCTTTTTACTTAATTCTTTGGCAATAACATTGTATGTAGCCTTTTTGATTGAATTTAACTTCTTGCGGAACGGAAGTGGTTTACTTGCCACATTAAATATTACCAAATCATCTGCGTCAAAATTTCTTAGGCTTGCGCTTTTTCCGCTACCGCTTTCGCCCATAATTAAAACCGGTATTCCCATATGTATCACTCCTTATTTTATGCTCATATTATTTCTTTCGACTAACTCTGCATGCGGAATATCAAAACCGCCCTGCAACATTCCCTTGATGACCGTTTTGTTTGGCTCCGGTCTTTTGAACGTCAACAGGTCGTTATTGTTCTTCATTGCATAGTCGATAAATTCATCATCAACTTCTACTGCCGTTGATTTTCTATAGCTTATAGCTACTTTTGATGTACTGAACTTGTTACCGTCCAATGTTCGATTTATGAAATTCTTCAGATTTTCAGCTTTGTTTTCCAGTGACTTACGACGTTCCGCAAGTGCTTTTTCTTCTTCTCTTATAGCTTTGCTCTCGGCTA